TAAAGTTTTTTCCATCAGGTTCTAGGGACGTAATCATATGAGAAACTCGTTCCAGATTTACGGTTGGTCCGTCTGGATGTCCAAGTTCACCAAATGCACGATTCTCTTTAATAAAGTTCTTATTGTATTTAGTTACCTCTTTGTTGAGTATTTCCATAGGGTAGACACGACCATTACGGTTCTTGATGTCCGCCTGCATAAAGATACCACGAATCTTGTAGTTCTTACTACCGTCTTCCTTTGCTTCGCAGATATACTCTACGTCTTCGACTGCCTCTGAAAATAGTTTCATTGTTTTATCCTTATGCCGTCCAAGCGTTGTCTTTTTTAAATTCTAAAATAACAAACCCAGAAGTACCCCTTGTTTCTCCGTTGATATCAGAGGATGTTGCAGTCGTATTTGTTGCAGTTCCCTTGATTAGTCCAGCAGAACCATCATAGTGTCCTGTACCAGCAAGTTGTAATGCAACTACATTTGCCGAAGAACCGATAAACTTAATGATCAAATCACCAGTGTTTGCAGCGGCAGTACCCTGAGTAAGAGCCCACCAAGCACGGGACAGGTCTAACTTACAACCGTTTGCAAATCCAGAAAGAGCAGGGTCGTCTGCATTAAGAATGAGATTGTCAGCAGTATCATTATCAAAGATTGCCTTTACCGTTACGATACCACCAGCAGCTGGTGCATTCACAATCGTATCTCTTAATGTTGTTGTTACAAATGACATCTATCTCTCCTAGATCGCTAACATTTCTTTTTCGAAATATCCAAGAAGTTCCTTCTCAGGGACTTTATATTTCTTAGATACATCGGTTATAGTTGTTTCGAAACTATTTAGGAAATCTGAAGGTTTCGCATCCATTTTTTTGAACAAATCGTCCACTGCGTCCTTCATTTTGGGTGAAAGACGCTTATATTGACTAGATTTCTTGTGTTCATCCCGTTCAACAACGGTAGATTCATAGATTTCCTCAATCCTCTTCATTTACATCTGCTTCCTTGTCCATATAACCTGACTTAACAAATGTGTTTGCAAGTTCTCTGCGCTTAACTTCTAGCGCATTCCCGACTCTAGCGGCCATTGTGATACTAAATGCTTTCTCTGCTTCGATATTATTACTATTTACAAGAGCGTCTACAAATTCCTTACTCATAATTACTTTCCTCCATTAAATTTCTGATCATCATCTGGTTTACCATCTTGTGCTGGGTCTTCATAGTCTGGCATCTGTTCTGGTGGAATAATACCACCATCTCCATCTTGTGGATACCTTGTGATACCATCACCACCATCTGGCATATCAATTCCACCATCCAATGGATCAGTATCAAGTTCTTTCTTCATCTGAACTCGCATCTCTTGAATTTCTGCATCAGTCATATTCAGAACCTTCTTTAATACAAATTCTTTACTGAAGAATGTACCAATGTAAGATTGAATACTATCAAGTGTCTGAATACGATCATTAAGAAGTTCTGCATCCTTCAACTCTGCAAAGTGACCATCTTCCATAAAGTCATACTGAATATGTTCTTGCATACGAGGCCAATCTTCTGGTGAGATTACGCCTTTAAGGAGTAGGTTAGTCTTGAGCAAGTCAGTGAATAGGGCGACAAATTTCTTACGAATACGTTGTACGAACTTAGTGAACTTAAGCTCGTCTCTAGTAATTTCTGATGCCCTTCCCATACTGAATCCGTTTTCAGCTTCAAGTCTTGAAATCGGCACATTAAGTGAACGGTATAGTTTTCGTTGGAAGTATACGATATCATCTATTTCCCCAAGATTAGCAGCGCCGGGTAGTGTACTAATCTCTGTGCCTCTACCACCCTCACGGCGAGGCAACCAGAAATCTTCAAGCATTGACATATGATTTCTATCATCTCGAATTTCTCCCGTAGTTGCATCGTAAACCAACTTGTTACGATAACGGTTCATCACATCTTTTAGATACTGTTCTGCTTTGATCTTTGGTAGATTACCGACATCAATATAAAAAATTCTACGTTCTGGCGCACGAACGATACGATAGATAACAATCGCATCCTCGATCATACGCAACTGGTTAACTGGTTTGATTGCTTTTTGAAGATGTGAGATAACTCGACCTGAGTTACTGTCAAGGAGTCCTGATGGAACATAGACAATCGAATCCGCAGAAATTTTAATTCCCTGATCATTGCCCTGCGAACCTACGTTTGCAAAACCCTTATCGCTGTAGATGAAATACTCATCTACCTTACTGACCATTTCGACGCCATTCTGGTCTACGCTAGGAGCTTTCGTTGTTTCCCGAACCTTACGAATCTTAGTTGGATCAATAAACCTTAGTTGTGATAAACCCCTCTGTGGGTCTTTGTTGTCGATAACTTTGTGGTAATACAACCTACCATCAACATACCAACGACGAAAGATATCATGACCCTTCTCATTAAAATTGAGAAGACGCAAGACTTCCATAAACTCTGCTCTAATACGTTTTTTAATTTTGTCTGGATAAGGTAAGTTAGTTAAATCGATGTTTACTGGAATATCATTTAGATTTGAAATGATCCCTTCATTCACAATATCTTCAACCGCAGCATCACACTCCGATTGCATAGAAATATCTCTATAACGACGAATGAGGTCAATGTCAGAGCGTTCCCGCCCATCTGTATCTAGTACAGATGAAAAGAACCCACCGCCTGCAACCTCAATTGCGCCGTCATCAGGAGTGGGGTCAGTGAAAGTTTTTCCACTGAGCCCCTGATCCTTTTTTGCTTTTTGTATTGAAAAGCCGAATAATTCTGCCATAATATTTTTATCTCCTACTGTCTATTTAGTAGGTTCAAATTAGAAGTTTACGCCAGAAGCTTCAAAGTGTTGATAGCTCCAAGAACATGTAAATTCTTCAATTGTACTTTCAGTGCTCATATCTAATGGAATAGCAGAACCACTTGTCGTTGGCCATGCATTCCTCAGAATATAACTCTTCAGAACTGTTTCGTCACGATCCAGTTGTTCAATAGTCAAGTCTGTCTGATAGTCAGAAGGAGATACAACACCAGTATTCAATGCGAAATCATTGATACCATTTGACCAGCGTTCAATTGCGTTTTTAATCATAAAGTCCGTGTCATTAAGAAATGTAGTTTCCCAAGCTTCTGGAACAGCGGCATCACCCGCCATGAAGATTGTACGACCACGGAATTTCAATTCAATTGGAGTGATTGCACGGGTTGGTAATGCCGCAGACTTAACAAGAAATGAGGTTCTACGAACATCAAGACCGATTGCGATACCTGATGGTGGAGTAATAGTTACCCTAAATTGGTTGGCTCTTGCACCACCACCGATTAAACTTGCTTTAAAGTCATCTATATTAGCCATGATTAACCTCCTATCTCACTAAACGCAACACCAGTTCGAACGGCGATGAAGTTTAGTGTAATAAAGTTGATTGACCTTGCTGGTTTGATGTAGATGTCACCAATAAACTCGTTACGGTCAATAACCTCACCAGTGTTATTAGTTGAATCACAAACTACCTTAAAGTCGAAAATACCTCTACGACCCTGCACATCCCGCAAGAAGGGTTCTACCAGATTACGGAACTGAGCTCTTGTAAATTCATCGTTGAACTCAAAGAGTTGGAACTTAGAAGCAGTGGCAATTGCCTTCTCAAGAACAAGGAACAGACGCCGCACGTTAATGCGGTCAAATGCACTTGGTTTTGTAAGAGCAGTCTTGTCACCAAAGAGTGTAACACCCTGACCGGGAAAGTCAACCACTGGGTTGATCCGTGCCTTGTAGAGAATGTCACGATCTGCTTTCTGTGGGTTGTATGCGAGTTTAATTGCACCACGAACACCACCACGATTATAACCAGCTGGTGAGAACCAAGGGTCTGCAACACCATCAGTGTATGCACAAAGACCAGCGATATCACCGTTCAAAGGAACAAATCGATACACATCGTTGTACTTATCATAGGTATACTTGTATCCACTGTCGAATACCATGTATGAAGATGATGGGCACTTATCAAATGCATCTTTAATGTTTTCTGTCTGAGTGATGGATGATGTTACACCAACAACCGCAGAACGATAAGGTGATACGAAACCAACACAATCCCGACGAGTTTCAACAAGATCAGTAATCATGGTTACAAAAGTATCCTGACCAGCTTCTGTATCTGCAACACCAGAACTTGGTCCACCCATAATTAGGTTGATGTCAAGATTTTCTGTATCAGCAAACTTGTCATAAGCAAGTTCAATTTCACCAGCAGTAACAGAGTAATCGTCCGTTCCACCCGTGAGCGAATCAACTGTAACACCACTCACTAGTGTAAAGTCTGTTCCTGTGGCAATATCTGTACCCCAGTTAGAACCAGCAGCAATATGATCTGTCCAGTAGATATAATTGGAACCACGGAAAATAACATCTGGATAGTAGTTACCACCACCCTGTGTTGTCTTCGCACTTGGGTTCTTAGATAGTCCACTCCAAACTTCAATTACTGATGATGTGCGTTGTCCTTTAACATCAACATCGTAACCTGTAATGTCGCCTGTTGTGTCATAAACTGCAACATGCAATTCATCCAATTCACCACGGCCGTTTGCAATTGACCAATCAGAAGTACCGGGAGCACTATCGAAAAGGTCACTGAAACGCCACCGGCGACGAATTAGAGAGTTATCAGGAATGATCGTTTGAATTCCACCACCGGCAGGATCGTCAAGGACACGAACTGTCAAGATTTCACCAGAAACAGAGGTAACTTCATATTCCACATTACCCGTTTCCACAGTAGTATGACCAGCAGTAGCTGAAAACACCAGAGGAATATCATTGGCAACGGTGATTGCTTTATCAAGAACAACAACCGTTTGTGATGTTACTGATGCAATCTTAACAACTACATCACCATCAGAGATACCAGCACCAAGCACACGTTGGCCAACTGCAAGAGTACCAGCAACACCGTCAACCGTAAGGGTCTTCGATGCAACTGTGATTGCACCATTAACCGTTGCAACAATAGTACTTGGTGTGTAGAACTGAATGATGTCACCGGCTGCGATTGTAGCATCAGTTGCATTTTGGTCATCAACTGTAACCTGTAATGCACCAACTGCAACCGCACCGTTAACTAGGTTAAGCGAACCAAGTTGTTGTGAAAATGCTCTCGCACTGCCGCAGATGTCAACACCAAGAGAATTACCATGAGTACCGGCAGTACGAGCTGTCCATTCTCCATTAGAACCTTCACCAGCGGCAAAGGATGCTTCATAATGGTCATCGTCACGAATGAGGATACCACTGGTTGATCCAGCGTTTAGAATGCCTGATTCTGCACGAACCACACGAAGAGCGTCACCATACTGTAAGAAGTTTGCAGCAGTGAACCACCACTCAAAATTTGAACTATTTGGCTTACCAAATGTCTGTAGTAACTGTTCTTCCGAACTAATCGCAGTAACCGCACTAACTGGACCTTTTGCAAAAGGGCCGGCGATTGCACCGATAGACGTAGATACAGCAGGAACAACATTTGTAAGATCGATTTCCCTAACGTGAACGCCGGGTGAAACTAAAAATCCCATGTCTTTACTCCTAACTTAAAGAGAGTTATTTGTTATACAGATATTTATAAAAAACATCTTTTACATAACTCCCTTTTATAAGTGTTATATCATATAAATAGAGTCATGAATAAACATTATGAAAAATACCAAGAAACTATCAAGAAGGTTTCACGAAGAAATTATCAAAAGCGGGTATACCTTCTAAATGAATTTCTCACAGAAAAATCATGTGTTCACTGTGGTGAGGCAGAGCATGTCTGTCTCAAATTCTGGCCTCATGATGCAGAGATACGCAAGGTATCCAAGAGAG